TACGTCCATAGTCATCCAAATAAACTAATCCAATCTCATAATCTCTATCAGATCTCCATGTTGATTTTGGATCAGCCTCAGTAGCAGCTACTGAAGGAGGATTTTTAACGCTTAACTGATAATTTATCTCTACATCGTTACCAGTACAGTCAACGATATCTCTAAATTGAACATAGTTTCCGTATGCAACTCTGTTACCAACAACGTCTTGCGCTTTAGCAAGTAACGGAACATTATCATATAACCTTGTTACTTGGTCGTTTGGCAGTGCTGCATATACCTTGTTGTTATTAAATGTAATTGTGTACGAACCGTTATTTGGGATATCAAGTTCATTCTTTGAGAATGTATCAACTATGCCAACATTAATGTTTTTAGTATCACGCACAAATACTTGAATCTCTTCAACAAATTCATCACCAGTCTCAAAACTAATTCTTATAGAGTTATAGAAGTTAGTCATTGACTTATTATTCCCTACACCATAGTCATACTCATACTCCTTTGGCATGAATGATACAGCAGAGAATGGGGACATTGCACTATACTGGTCATCAACATACTTATATCTATATGAGAAATATAAAAACTTCTCAGATAAGTTGTTTGTATCATTTACACTATCGTCATTATAAAGAAAAATGCTAGGCGCAAAAAGTGGTGGTGCAAGAATTACATCTATATCTTTATCAATCCTAGGATCATCTACCTGATATCCTGACACACCACTTGGGTCAGATTTTACTCTAGTAATATTTATTCGTCTAGGTGGATTATAGTCGTCAGTCCAATATAAGAAATTATTCTCGTCATTTCCACGAATGAAGTTTACTCCAGTAATAGGATATTCTTTTCTGAAGTTAAGTTTTGATGGAGTTGACGGAGTTGCCTTGTTAGATTGTAACACACGAACAGCTATACCTGTAGGTTCATCATACTCGTATATACCATCAAATGTATCGCAAGCAACAAACCAATATATCTTATTGAATGCCTCATACTCTACTGCACCAATTGTCTTAGCTAATTCCTCAAATGTAATTGGATCAACTACTACACGACCAGATAACTCAGCAATACTTACAGCACGAGTGTTACCCATCTTATTCTTGGCAACACCTGCATCCTCACCCTTACTGACGTTAACATCAATATTTAATGCATCCCTGTACTGATTCTTTGGTATCAACCTCTCATCGAGGTCTTTATTCATTGAACCACTGATGAAGGTATTATTAAATTCTGGCATATCTATTTAATTATTTTGTCCTTACCTCTCAGCACCATAATAAGTCTAGATGCATGTATATTTGAAAGTCTAAGTTTAGCATTTCTTAATTTTGCCGTCTTAGCGACCTGCGCTCTTCTAATTATATATTCTTGAATTCCATACTTGTTGTCAAGTATAGCCCACTTAATATAAGCATATAGATAGTCCTCAGCTAACTTATTTATAGTAATAGCGTCATCATTACCATTCTCCATACCGTCAGATATGTACTCAATGACAATCAATTGATTTCTAACTCCAGAACTGAAGTCAATTACACCTGCTGCTCTATTTACAGTAAAGGTAGGATTTACGTTTGCAGTATCAGTCTGTAGACCGTAACGACTACCAATGTTATATCCAAAGTACCAATTCCCATTGTAAGACCATCCGTAGTATCCGTTAAATGTGCCTGGTCCAAAGTACTGCTGCTGTTCACCTCTCCTTATATCTAGAACTGATTCACCCGTAAGAACCTCTCCGTCTAAGTCAAATAATATGTTTTGATTATTATCTTGTAAGTATGCAGTAGCTGAGTTAGCACTTAGATTCTCATGTAATGGATATAGTACGCCCTCAATGTTTACAGATATTCTTACGTAGTTAACATAATCTGGAGGCATAATCAACTTAAGATTATCACCCATTTGGATCTCAATAATCTTAAAGTTTCTAAGGGCATCATAAGTTATCTCTTGAATACCTCTCTTAGCATGAAATATAACCTCATGTCTCTTTACGTTGTTAAGCAACTTATCGTCACCTATGTTCATCAACATGAAGTTGTTTACAACATCATCCATAGATACAAACTGATAAGAACCCCAATTTAAATTATTTGGAGTGTTACCATTATTTGTATAGTACTGAAGATTATTTATATATGCCATACGTTAAAGTTTTTTCTGTGAGTCCTTAGTCTCTTCTGCATCCATAAGCTGAACGACATCATTCTCACCGATAGACACGCCAGCATACTGTAATATCTTAAGAGCTAACTCTGCTGAATCACTAAGAGGCAACTCAAAATCTTGATAGTCAGCAGCCGACTGATTAAATACAGGCTCACCACCTGCTAGAACTTCCCATGTCCATTTAGGATCAAATGGATGCCTTACGTAGCTCATAACAACATTACTTGTAATTGTAGTTGGGTAAACCTGTATACTTGCACTTGATGAGTTGTAGTCATTAAGTGTGTATACTGGATACTTAACTGTTGGTGCAGTAAGGTTAGAGTTAACTAAATACAATATCTTATTGAATGCTACCTTCTCTATTTCTGTTGAATTGTTATATGTAAGTCTAATTGCATGGTACTGCTTAGGTGTAAGTAAGTTATCGTCTCCAGGTGCAAAAAACTTACCAGATCCAGAGTCATATCCTAATGCCAAGTCAACTAAAAATCTATCTATAACTTCACCCAATCTTTCAGGTATGTTTGAATATCCTGAGTTATCAAGTCTAGCGTTTTGTTTATTTATATGATTGCTGTAATCGTAGAAGTATTGTTCGAATATCTCAAGTTGAGCCTGTCTAGCGAATAGATTGAACTCCTCTGGAGTAATATACCCTCTATTGTCCTTGCTCAATACAGCCAATACCGTATTTCTAACTTCATTTATCATAGTGCAAAGATAATAAAAAAAGGGTCAACAATGTGTCAACCCTCTTTTAAGCTTAATAGCTAAAACTATTATGCAACTGCAATACCAGAAACTGCGTAAGGTAGATTTGCTACTTCATAAGCAACAGCATACCAAGGAGTCTGCAATGCAGCAACTACTGCGTCTTGAATAGCATCACGCATAGTCTCGTCTCCTGCTCCAGCAGTAGCGTGAGTAATTGTGATTACATCTGTACTAGTACTTCCACCTTTATAAGCGATAGTAACTGTACCTGTAGTAGCTTGCTCAATTAGAACGATTCCAGTAGCAGAAACAAGTTGAAACTGCTCACCAGTTACAGGGATTTTTAAAAACTTCTCCATGTCTTTTTATTTTTTTTTTTGGTTAGTAAAGTACAAAGATATAAAATATTATGCTTCGTATTCTTTAGTTAGGAATATATAGAAATCTTGCCCATCTTCAGATTGCATCCATGCAGATAATGCACTCTCAGCACTCTCTCCCATAGGTACAGAGAACATTCGTTTTTTGTTGTCTTTTAAGTTGTAATGAACATCACGACCACCATTTCTAACCGATACATATCCATCCTTGATTGCTCTGAAGGCCATGTCATCTACCGCTAGTTCTGGGTCATTAATTGCATTCATGAACTCCTCAGTGTAGTTTTCAGCAATATTCATCACCTCCCACTTAAGTTCATTTAATGACATCTTTTCAGTATTCTTTTCAGTAAAGATTCTTATTATAGATGCCATCTTGTCAGGACTCAATGATCGTGCCTCAATCTTAGCATCAAGAATTAAGTTCTCCATGTTAAGTTTTTCCTCAGCATCCTTAGCAGGATCCCATTCGTAGAATACATCTCCATTGCTTGGGTGTAAACTTAAGAACTCATAAAGAACTGGATTTGTGTCTGGCACTGTAAGTACCCCATCTTCAAAGATAATCGGCTCTAAAATAGAGTTCTCATCTTGCTCATCTTGAAATGGTGACGTTTGATTACTTGCATATCGCAGACTGCGATTTTTCTTTTTCTCTTCATCGAAGTGTAGTAGTCTTCTAGTAGGAAGATCTCTAGATTGAAGAATAAATGATACTGGTGATTTCTTGCTATTAAGCAAGAATGTTCTTGTTGTTTTCATTTGATTTTAATTTGAATTATAAGAAAAAAAATAGAGAGGGACACTGATGCCCCTCTCTAGGTTGTTTTTATTTGAAGATAAAGAAGTTGTTAGCTCCAAGTGTACACAACGCTCTTTCAGAAAGGAAGTGTACTTCCATTGCATCAAGATCGCTAGTTTGTGCTCCACCTGCTGAACCAGTCAACCAAGTCTTATACTTACGATTCTCGTTTGCTGTCTCACGGTAACGAACGTGCAAGAACGGACGAGTTGTGTTTTTACCAAGAACTTGGTCATAAACATTCGTTGATCCTGCTGGAACTAATACACCGTTAACAACACCACCTACTAGACCTCCACGAAGAGTAGCATCATTCAAGTACTTCCAGTCAGACTTGTAGAAATCATAACCACCTCTACGGAATCCTGTAAATCCAAGATTGATTGCCATTTGCTCATCGTTATCGAATAGACCATAAGATGTACCACCAACTCCGTAAGAGTTTTGAGCAGCCAACATATCGTCAATATTCAAAGAGAATGTACGGTTAGCGAAGATAGTATTCTCAGCGATTGCACCTTGCTTATCCAAACGATTAAGAATTGTATCGAAATCATTCAATGTAGAAGGAACACCACCTGACCATACGTTACCACGCTCTTCGATAGAAGAAAGTAAACCTTGAGATCCTTTGTTACCAACATCACCAGTTACAGCGATAGCTCCAGAACCTGCCTCAGCCTCAACGTGCTCAACCATCATCATTTCAAGGTAATCTTCGAAACGTAGACGAGTCTCATGCTTAGACTTCAAGTACCAAAGGTATCCCATTCCGTTATCACCTTCAACTTCGATCCATCCGATTTGAGCCATGTCAGAACCAGAGATAGCAAACTTGTCCTTGATGATGATAGGAGAAACTTCAAAGATTTCAGTTTCAGCCTCCAAAGAACCTTGCATTCCATTAGCTCCTTTTTTGAATTCAGAACCGTAAACGAAACAAGTAACTACTGCACCTAAAGCAAAAGTCTGACCACCTGCCTCATAGTAAGCAACTGTAAATGTAAGACCAGATACAGCTGTGATGATAGCTCTGTTAGCTACAGAAGAAGCGTT